CCGACCATCACGGCCAAGGACTTCTTCACGATCGCTACCGGCAGCAGCACCGGCAGCATCACCTTCCAGCACGGCACGACCGGCGGCAACATCGCCACGGTGACCACTGCTCAGTCCGACCTGGGCAACCTGACCTATTCGGATCAGGATGGCGTGCAGATGCTGAATATGCCGTTTATTGCGGTTCCGACCAGTTCGGGCAATGATGAGTTCAGTCTCGCCTTCACCTGACCTTGGCGTTTGTTCTTAAGCAGTCGGACACCTACTCGTGGCCGGTCGCCTTCGATCTTCCTGTCGATGGTGGCCGCCACGAGCGTCAGACCTTCGATGGTGAATTCAAGCGCCTCCCGCAAAGCCGCATCAGGGAGATCGGCCAGCAGATTGAGGCTGGCGAAATTATCGACGGCGCGATAGCTGCGGAGGTGCTGGTCGGTTGGTCTGGTGTGACCGATGGCGATGGCAAGGATGTGCCCTTCAGCCAGAAGGCGCTCGATCAAATGCTCGACATTCCTCTGCTCGCGACGGCTGTGGTGATGGCCTACTTCGAGAGCCTGCAGGGAGCCAAGCGAAAAAACTGATCGAGGCCGCTGAGCATTGGGCAGGCGGTGGCGTTGTGGACGAAACTGCCGACGATGCCGCGGCCTTTGGCTTCGACCTGCCGGATCTGCCGCCGCCACCGGATGAAGACTTCGGGATCCTCCCAGAGAATTGGCCGGTGGTGCAAATGTTTCTCCGTGTGCAGACACAGTGGCGCACCACGATGAGTGGTGTGATCGGATTGGACTATGCAGCGGTGCGTTGGCTGTTTAAGCTGTACGACGTAGAGGAACCGCGCGCGCTGCTGGAGGACCTGCAAACCATGGAGGCCGCAGCGATGACCGTGATCAATAAGCAGGGAGCATAGCCATGGCCATGAACATGGAGGCAATGCTCAGAATTCGAGCCAATGTCACCGGAGAAAACAATATCCGCCGCCTTGGCAACTCCATGCAGGGAGTTCAGGGGCAGGTTAAAAATCTTGCAATGTCATTCGACGGCTTGCGCGCAGCCGTTGGTGGACTTGCTGGCTTGGTCGGCGGCGGCTTGATCATTAACAAAATCTTCGGAGATGCAGCGACACTAGAGAGCCAAGCTCGCAGCCTGCAGGTCCTAACCGGCAGCGCGACTCAGGCATCTCAAATCATTCGAGAACTGCAAAGCTATGGAGCATTAACTCCGTTTGAGTCGACTGAACTGATCGAGACGGCAAAACGCCTAAACGCCTTTGGAGTTGACTCGAGTCGAGTTGTTGATGTTGTAAAAACGCTCGGCGATGTAGCTGGCGCAACCGGCGCCAACTTGGGCGAACTCGCGACGGCCTATGGCCAAGTGGTTGCCAAAGGGCGACTGCAAGGCGAGGAGCTACTGCAATTCCAAGAGCGTGGCGTTGCGCTCTCGGCTGAACTGCAGAAGATGTATAAGTTGCAAGGCCAAGAATTTACCAAGGCACTCGAAGGTGGAAGAATCAGCGCTGAGGCTGTTGAGGTTGCCATTCAGCGCCTTACCGCTGCCGGCGGTAAATATGCTGATGGTGCCATTGCTCAAAGCGATACCCTAAACGGCAAATTCAGCACACTGAAAGATAACATCACAGGTCTCTCGCAAACGATCGGAACAGTCTTGGGTCCGGCTGTTAAAGCAATTCTAGATTTGGCGATCAATGTAATCGATACAATTAACAAGGCCATTAAGTTGGCTATTAGCGGTCCTCAGCAGGCGGAAGCAACAGCATCCGTTCGAGCCGGGCAGTTGCCATTTGGCGGACCCGCTGCCATCGATCGCATCATTGGGGAACAGCGTCGGCGAGCACTTCAGAGACAAGCGGGAAGCGCTTTTCTTGGTTTTGGTTTTAATGAAAAAAACTTTATAAAACTTCTTCAGCAGCAGCCTGAGTTTGCAGTCCCTAAACTGAATCGGGCATCTTTGCCGGCAACTCCGGCACTGCTCCCTGCACGAGGTGAAGGCAAAAAAGAAAAATCTAAAAAAAATGAAGAAGTAAGCCAAAAAATATACCAGCTTGAGCTAGATCTGCTTGAGGCGCAGCGGAAGGAAAACGAAACGCAGGTCGCTTCGATTAAGTACGAGATTGCTCAGCAGAAGTTTGCGGAGAGCAAGCTGAAGAACCGCAATGATCTACTTGAGCTAGCCAAGGCCGAGCGGCAATACATGGAAGACATTGCCGACATAGCGACGAAGACGGGTGCCGCTGTTGCGCAAGACTTTATTAAGCGCAACCAACTGCAGGAGGATTACAAGCGCACTGTGGAGGAGCTGCAGATCAAGGCTGGCCTGATCACCGGCGACAAGCTCAAGCAGGTCGAGATCGATCGCGAACTGCAAACGATTCTGGAGCGCCTGCCTGGTCTGACTCAGGCGCAGATCGACAAGCTGAAAGAGCTGGTGGCAGCCAGCAAGCAGGTGAAGGATGGCTTTGGAGACACCTTCGGCGAAAGCCTTAGGCAGTATTACGACAGCCTCAAGAACTTCGGCGGACAGGTTGCCGATTCAGTCAAGGGCGCCTTCCAAGGTCTAGAGGATCAACTAACCAGCTTCGTCACCACCGGCAAGGCAAACTTCACCGACCTGGCTAATAGCATCATCGCCGACATTGCTCGCATTGCGATCCGGCAGGCCATCATCAGGCCGTTGGTGGGTGGCATCTTCGATATCTTCAATATCAAGCCGAGCGCCATGGGCAACGTCTTCGCCCAGAACGGCATCCAGAAGTTCGCCCGTGGCGGCATCGTCGACAGGCCGACGATGTTCCCCTTCGCCAATGGCATCGGCCTGATGGGCGAGGCCGGACCTGAGGCGATCATGCCGCTGCGCCGCGGCCGTGATGGCCGCCTCGGCGTGCAGGCCGCTAATGGCGGTGGTGCGGTGAGCGTGGTGGTGAATGTTGACGCCAGCGGCACCAGCGTTCAAGGTGATAACGCCAAGGGTGCCGAGTTCGGCCGGGCAATCAGCGAAGCCGTCAAGAATGAGATCGTGATCCAGAAGCGCCCAGGAGGCTTGCTCAACTAATGGCCACCTTCACCTACACGCCCAGCTTCGAGGCCACTGAGATCAGCAAGCCGAGGGTGGTCACCTTCGAGGCAGGTGATGGCTACCAGCATCGCGTCGGTTTCGGTCTGCACCGCAATGGCAAGGAGTGGCAGCTCAACTTCTTGAACCGGACCGATACCGAGCGCGATAACATCACGGCCTTCTTAGATGCCCGAGCTGGTGTCGAGAGCTTTGACTGGACACCACCCCGCGGCACTGCTGGCAAATACATCTGCAGGGAGTGGCAGACCACGCTGCGCTCCTGCAACTTCAATAACATCACTGCCACCTTCATAGAGGTGTTCGAGCCGTAGCCATGGCGATACCCGTCTCAGAGCTACAGAAGATTGCGCCGAGCAGCATCATCGAGCTATTCGAGCTGCAGCTTGTCACTGCTCTGCATGGCAGCAACACGGTGTACCGCTTCCATGCCGGCAGCAATATGAACGCCAACGGGGAGCTGGTCTGGAATAGCAATAGCTATCAGCGGTTCCCGGTCGAGGCCGAAGGATTTGAGTACACCGGCACGGGCAGCCTGCCGCGGCCGAAGATCAAGGTGAGCAACATCCTCGGCAGCATCAGCACGATCTTGGCAACGGTCAACACGACCACCGCTGGCAACGATCTAACAGGGGCAACGCTGACCAGGATCCGCACGATGGCGCGCTACATCGATGGCGCTAACTTCACCGGCGGCACCAATCCCTACGGCACGCCCGACCCAAACGCCGAGTTCCCGCGGGAGGTCTACAAGATCGCGCGCAAGTCATCCGAGAGCCGCCAGGTGGTTGAGTTCGAGTTGGCTGCGGCATTCGACTTGGTTGGTGTGCGGGCACCTAAGCGGCAGTGCATTGCCAACATCTGCCAATGGGTCTACCGCTCGACCGAGTGCGGCTACACCGGCAGCAACTACTTCGATGCGAACGACAACTCGGTCGCGACATTGGCTGCTGATGTATGTGGCAAGCGCCTCAGCAGTTGTAAGTTGCGATTCGGGGCGACCTCCGAGCTGCCCTATGGCAGCTTCCCTGGCATTGGCGCCTACACCGTATGAGCTGGAAAGATGACGCCGCACTTCATGCGGCCAAGGAAGATCCGCGTGAGGCTTGCGGCTTGGTGGTCGTTATCAAAGGCCGTCGCCGTTATTGGCCTTGCTGCAATTTGGATCAAGATGGCACACAGTTCGTCCTCTCTCCTGAGGACTATGCGGCTGCTGAGGAGGCGGGGGAAGTCGTAGCGGTCTTCCATAGCCATCCGGTGACGCCGCCAGAACCGAGCCAGGCCGATCTGATCAGCATCGAGGCCACCGGCCTGCCTTGGTTCATCTACAACCCCAAGACTGAAGCCTGGTCTGAAACCCACCCCACTGGCTACAAGGCACCGCTTATCGGCCGTAGCTGGGTGTGGGATGTGAGCGACTGCTGGACGCTGGTGCGCGATTGGTACGGCGAGCATGGCATCGACCTACCGGACTGGGATCGACCTGCCACCCATGCGGACTTCGAGGTGCAGCCGCTATTCGATGGCTTCTGGAAGGATGCTGGCTTCTATCAACTGCCGGAGGAGGAGCCGCTGCAATTTGGCGACGGCCTGCTAATGAATATTGAAGGCCGCGGCCTCAACCACTGCGGTGTGTATATCGGTGATCAGTTGGTGCTGCACCATCTCCGCGGCCGCCTCTCGAGCCGTGATCTGTACGGCGGTTGGCTGCAAAATTGCACTGGCCGTAGACTCCGCCATCGCGACGCCGATAAACTGACCGAAGGCTGAGAACTGCCATGCTGCGCGAGATCCGGGTGTATGGGCAGCTAGCCAAGTTCCTCGGACGGCGCAAGTTCATGGCGGCCGTCGATAGTGCAGCAGAGGCGATTCGATTCCTGCTAGCCAACTATCCGCAGGTCGAGCGGCACATGTGTCAAGAGGGGCGGCACTACCGCGTGATGGTTGGTGATCATGCCGTTGGCATGGAGGAGTTGCATGGTCCGGCTGGCAGCAATGCGATCAAGATCGTGCCGGTGATCGGCGGCGCTGGTGGCGGCGTGGGGCAGATCCTTGCTGGCGTTGCGTTGGTGGCTGCAGCGATCTTCATCCCTGGCCTTGGCCTTGGTCTTGCTGGCGCCACTGTCACCAAGATCGGTCTGCTTGGCGGCGCGCTGATCCTGGGCGGCATCTCGCAGGCACTGACGCCAACGCCAACGCTGGCCAGCTCTGGCACCTACAGCGGACCACAGGGCACCACCAACACCGAAATGGATCCGCAAAAGTCCTACAGCTTCAGCGGGATTCAGAACACCAGCCGGGCAGGTGTCCCGCTGCCCCTAGCGTTCGGTGAAGTGGTCTGCGGCTCCGTGGTGATCTCGGCCGGCATCGACACCGTGCAGATAGAAGCATGAGCGAACTGATCCGTGGCGCAGGTGGTGGTGGCGGCGGCGGCGGTGGTACAACCGTCGTCCAGCAGACTGTTGTCGCGCCAACTCGGACGCCAGTTCGTGACCCAGACACGCTGGCCTCGAAGCAATATGCGACGTTCGTCGACCTGTTGAGCGAAGGAGAGATCGAAGGCTTCCCATCGGCCGCGGCCTACGCGCGCGACAGCGCTGACTACAACAGGGCACTCCTTAAGGATGTATTCCTGAACGGCACGCAGATTCTGCGCCAAGGCGCTGATGCGACGAATCCGCAGACGGCCGACTACAACTTCCAGAATGTCACGCTGCAAACCAGGTACGGCACGCAGGCGCAGACCTACATCCCCGGCTTCTCCGATATTGAACGGGAAAGCAGCGTTCAGGTAAAGGTCGAGCAGGCTACGCCGATCACGCGCACCATCACCGACACCACCGTCGACGCTGTTCGGGTCACCATTACGGTGCCGCGGCTTGAGCAATACACCGATGAAGGTGATGTAAGAGGCACCAGCTTGAATCTGCGGATCCAAGTGCAATACAACGGTGGCGGCTACACCACCGTCATTGATGACACGATCGCCGGTCGCACCGCTGATCAATATCAGAAGGACTACAAGGTGAGTTTCACCGGGGCGTTCCCGGTTGATGTGCGTGTGGTGCGCGTCACCGCTGATAGCGTCGATACCAACCTGCTCAACGACTTCTACTGGTCGAGCTACACCGAGATCACTGAGCAGAAACTGCGCTATCCCAACAGCGCTCTGGTCGCGATGCGCCTGGATGCTGAACAGTTCAGCAGCATCCCCAGCCGCACCTATCGCGTCCGCGGGATGAAGGTGCAGATCCCGAGCAACGGGACTGTGAATCAGACCACCGGCGCCATCAGCTACGCCGGCGCATGGGATGGCACCTTCGGCGCTGCGGTCTGGACTTCAGATCCAGCCTGGATCCTCTACGCACTGTTGACGAACACGCGCTGGGGACTAGGTGATCACATCACCGCCAGCCAGCTCGACAAGTTCGCCTTCTA